TTGTTCTTCTCCTGGTACTCTTTGTTCTTCTCCTGGTACTTGTTGTTCTTCATGTCCTTGTCCTGGTACTCTTTGTTCTTCTCCTGGTACTTGTTCTTGTTCTCCTTCTTCTCCTGGTCCTGGTTCTTGTTCTTCTTCTTCTTCTTCTTGTTCTTGTTCTTCTTCTTTTGTTGTTGGTCCTTTAGGTTGTAAATTTACATTTTTTTCATTTGAAGAATTTCCGGTAATATAATTAGTAGCTTGGTTAATTAATGATTTTTTTACCTTGGTTAAACTCCCAGATGATAAATTACTATTATTTGAATTTTTTAATGTATAATCACCTTCATTTGAAATAGTAAGTTTTAATGCAGCACTAGGATAACTAGCAATTTCATAAAATAATGTTAAATAAGCATCATCTGTTTCATATTTAGTTCTAATATTCATTAATTTTTTTAATTTACTTTTATAATTTTGATTAGCAGAAAAATTTATATTACTCATATATAAATTTTAATTAGAAAAAAAAATATAAATTTAAATTCTATTTATTTTCATTATATGGATTTAATATATTTAAAAATGTTTGAGTATTGTATGAAGAAATTGATTCTCTTAACAAAAATTTATTTAAAATTATATAATTAATAAATTTATTATTAATTTGTTTTATTTTCTTGACTCGAATAAAATTTTTATTATATTCAATATTTTTGTAAGAAATAAAATTAATTAATCTTAAAAACTTCAAAATATTATCTATATCATTTACCCAATTATTTCCCATTGTAATCAATATCAATTCTCTAATATTTTCATAAGTAATTTTGTTTAAATATTCTATAACTTTAATCAATTGATTAAATTTAATTAATATATTATCATTTCTATTTAGTTTTAATAAAAATGCTAGTTCCCATGATGTTTCATTAATATTCATATAATAATTCTTAATTTCACTTTGTAAATAAATCTTATTTATTTTGGAATCATCTGTATATAATTTAAAATAGAATCCATTTTTATTTTTATTATACAAAGAATGTAACAAACAATTATAATAATTTTCATTTTCAAAATATTTAATTTTCAATTTTAATTTATCTTCAATTAATTTTATATATTTATTATTAATTTTAGAAGTATAGCCATATTTCATAATATCTCTAAGTTGATTTATCCATATTTTATTTTCATACACATAAGATGTAGTAGTTGTTTTCATCGAATTTTCTATGAGTAAAAACAAAAACATCATTAAACTTATTATTTTCGAACTATCAAAATTATCAAAAATTCTAATTTCTATTCCGTTTGGTTTTTTCATCGGATACCCTGATACACGCTCACCTTTTTCATTATCACCAAATGTTCTTAGGTCACTGCCATAAGATGTTATACCTCCTTCTTTTTTAGCATAAGGCGATGGTTTTATGCATGGTTTCAATTTATCTTTACCATCGAAATTAAATTTTTCTCTCCAATATAATTTAGTTTTTGCATATCTCCCAATACCTTCATCAAATAATCTTATATCAGAACCAGCAATATTACCCCAACCCATATTCATTATTCGAAAACTTCCTCTAATTTTTTCTTTGATAGAACCAGGTGCACTTTCATCTCCTGAAAAAAATCCTAATAACAATAATGGCTCAACCCATTGTAATTGATTACAAAAATTTTTATGCATTTTAATAAATTCTTGATTAGTCATTTTTTCTGTATAAGGTAATGTTAAAGTTACATGATAACTACCTGTATAATCGGAATATAATTTATCTTTTTTAGTAATTTTATCTTTTATAAATTCATATTTATTATTTTTGATTTTTCCATATTTAATGTATCTGCACATTCCATAAGGATATTCATCTATATCTCCATATTCTTTGATTAATTCTTTTGTAATATCATCTTTTTTTAATAGTTTAATTAACTTTTTTTTATATTCGTTTATATCATCTAACGCTTCTTTTACTCTTTTTTTGTCGACAGAGCAAAAAGGATAAGATGTAATTAATTCCGGCATTTTAATTGGTATTTTATCAATTACTTTTTTTCCATTACATGTTCTTCCACTTAATTCAAATGGAATAGATTTTAAAAATTGAATATCAGATTTAGATAGTTTTAATTTATTTTTTTTTACATTATGAAAAATTCTATTAACCGCACTATCTGCGTCAAAAACAGTTATATCAGCAATTTTATTATTTATATTTTTAGGTATATGAAATAAATGCATTTCATGTTCTATTCCTATTCCCCATGTATATTGTTTTTTATTCATTAATAATAATAAATATTTTTTTATTATATTTTAAAAAATAATACAATAATACTAGAATATTATAAATAAATTTAATTTAAAATATACGAATTATAAAATAAAATATTATATTATTTTATAAATGAGCACAAACGAAGAAAAACAATATACTTTAATCGCAACACTATGGTATTCCGGAAAAACCAAAAACTCTGAAGGTATTTTTGAAAGCAATGCACAATACATTAATGTAACAACTACACCTGCAACTGAAAATTACCATGATATTAGAGCAATGAATACTAGCCCTGATACTGGTTATGAAAGCTTAGGTGATTCATCTACTATTTCCTACACTGGTTGTAGAACCATATTAGAAAATAAAAATTCTGATATAACAACACCAACTTTTAAGGAAGATTTTGTTATTTCTACACCAGGTAGTTTATTAACAGGTACATCTGTTTATCCTGATTCTGGTTTTGGTGAAATTACTACAACTGATAAAACCATTTGGGCAATAACAGGTGGTACTGGTATATTTCAAGATGCTAATTTAGCAAGGATTGATTATGACAATAAAGGATTTAAATTCGGAATAGAATATTCTAGAAGAGTTAGAGTATTTAAAGTTGAATAAATCTAATATTAATTTTTTTTAATTTTATATTTTATTTCTATATTATAATGGATAAATTATTTAATAATAAATATTATATTATACGTGTTGGTGATTTTGCAACAAATGGAAATAGGAAAATACTTTATTTTCTATTTTCTTTATTATTATGTTTTGAAGAATATTTCACTATTCAATCATTAAATTGTTTTAAAATTATGTTTGGTTCAAGTATTATTTGGTCATTTATTGAATTATTATTACATTTAAGTAATACAAGAATTATAAAACCAATGTATATTGGATTTGGTGAAAATAAAAGAATAATAAATAATTATTTGGGAATTTGTCTTCAAGGATTACAGGAAGGAGGGTTTGTAACAACTTTTGGTCTTTATTTTGCGGATAGATTATTTCAAATTAAATATTTTATATTGTTACATTTATTTATTACATTTATCGTATTTAATATATATTTTAGAGAAAACAATGAAAAATTATCAAAAAGACAAATAAATACTCCTAATTCTATATTTTTAATGTTATCTTGTACATTATATAATCTAAAAATGATTTATCAATATCCTGAACATAATATGCGTCAATTTAAAATGTGTTTTATTATGATTTATATTTCTTCTATTTGGACATTTTTAGTTTGGTTAAGAGGTTTTAGAAAAGTAGAAATATTATTAAAAAATAATAATAATTATAAAGAAAAAGAAATAACTTATTTTGATTCATTTTATATTTTAGGATATGATATAGTATTTGAAATAGCAATTGCTTATTTAACATTTTATAATTTATTTTTAATTTAATTTACTTTCTATGAATCCACTCAAAACTAAATATATATTTTAAACTTTCTTTAAAATTTGTATAATAACTTTTTTTATTTTTATCCATTTCAATAGCATTTAAATATATTGTTAATTCTGAATCATTGATACATATTGAACAGTATGGGTTATTTTTTATTTTTTTTTGATGTTTAATACATATATTTCTTTTACAAATATTACATTCATATAAGCCATGTGAAATATTACAAATTTGACATTCAATTGATAAAGGATGTACTCTTACTAACTTATTTACAAATATAGCTTCACGCCTTTCAGACATTAATTATACAATATTAATCAATACTTTAAGTAAAATCAATTTTTGTTATTTGATTCATTTTTTGCTTTTGAAGTAACAAAAGCAATATTAACATAATCATTATCAATGATAAAATTTTTTTCTAATAAAGTTTTAGTATTATTTTTTTGTTTGAATCCTAACCATTTCCAAACATTGTCTAAATCAACAACAAAATCTTTATTTTTATCATAATTTAAATAACAATAAAAACTACTTACAAATAATTTTTGTTGTTCTTCATTAAATTTTTCTTTAATTTTGTTCAATAACTTATTATTATAATTATTTGATAATTTAGTTATTGGGTTTTTTTCGATTAATTCTACTATATTTAATTCTGTTATCTATATTACTTATAATAAATTTGTATTTAAACTTTTTTGTTTTTTAAAACTAAAAGCAATTATAATTTTTTTACCCTAATATTTACTTTATTCTTTTTCTTAAACAATTCAGAAATATCACCATCATCATCTGATTCATCTTCATTATAATTAGCATCACTGAATTGCCATGCTTCTGGACAACAAATACGAAAGTCCTCATGATTATCAGCTTTGTACCAAAATACTTGGTCTTCTAATTTATTTGATTTAGCACCATTATGAATGACTAAACATTCAAAATTTTCTGTGCACGCGTCCATAGTTTGACAAAACATTTCAAAATTATGAAACATTCCTGCATAATTTTCATATAATTTTTTACGGTTCTGATAATTATTTTCTCTCAAAAGAAAAACCCAATCAATGTTTGACCGTAGATTTGGAGGAATACCTATTGCATATTGCATTGAGAGAATAAACATGATGCCCCAATGACGACCATTCATAAATATTTCTCTAATAACTTTATCTTTTTTCCAATCATTATCATATAAACAATCATCCATAATTAAAAAAGCTCTATTATCAATATCGGTTTCACCACCCATTGTAATTCTTTTTTTAAGTTGTTTTTGTCTTCTAATAAATTCATTTGTAATTTTTGGTTCATATTCATCATGTATAAATATGGGAGGAACAATATCTCCATAAAATTTATTAGCATTTTCTGTAGGAGAAATAACAGTACCAGCAGGTAGGTCTTGTTTATAATATAACATATCTTTTGTTAAATATGATTTACCAGTATTACGTTTTCCAATTAAAACAACAACTGAATCATCTTTAATCATATTCATATTAAATTTCTTTAATTGAAGACTCATATATCTAATTATAAAATTAATTTTAAATCAATAACGAATTAAAAATAATTAAATTATTTTAATTTAATATAACCACTCATCGTTTTTAAATTATAATCAATCTTTTTATATATTCCATTATATTTTAATAAAAAATCATGTAATGCTTTTTTCACTGGTCCATGTAATACATCATCTATAACTAATAATCCATCTTTTTTTAATAAATTATGACATCCTTCTAAATCAATCATTGTACCTTTATAAGAATGGTCACCATCAATGAAACATAGATCATAATTATTATTTTTTTTACTAAAAAAACGATGTGAATAAAGTGGTTCCCATTTATGATTATTTTTTGTTAATTTATTTTCTTTTATAATTTCACTTACTACATTTAATCCAAAACTATCCCATTGATATTTTTGAAATGGATCAACACTAGTTAATTTAGCTTTTTTATCCATTGATACTAACATAAATGATGCTGAAATTCCACATGCTAATCCAATTTCTAATAATTTTTTTGGATTGTATTTTTTAATTAAATAAAATAAAAACAATCCTTCATTAATAGATATATTTGAATTTAAATGATAAATTTGGTTTTTATATTCAAAATTTCGAAATAAAAGTAAATCTTTTAATATTTTTGACTTTATTGATTTATTAAAATTTTTGTAAAAACTATCATATCTTGACTTAATACTATTTTTTGTTATTTTAATTGATTTCTTATCAATCATCAATAATTCATCATAATTTGTACTTCGTAATCCAACTAATATATCTAAATTATATCTTTGTAAATCTCTATTGGTTTCAATTCTATTATATGTATCATCCAATATTATCCAATTTGAAGGATAATCTTGTTTTCTATATGGATAATTTATGGTATTGTGAGAATTAATAATAGTAATACTGTGATTTTTGGAATATAAATAAGATGGTATTTGAATAAAATGTCTTGGACCAATATAATGATCTACTTTTGACATAATTAATAATTTTTCTATTTGAAGTGATTTAACATTTTTACTTAAGTCATTAATTATTATGCCATATTTTTTAAAAACTTCTAAATATTTATAAAGTAAATTTGAATTCAATCTTAAATTATTGTAAAATATTATTTTCAATGGTTTATTTGTTTTACTTTTTAATATTTTAAGAGCTTTATCATACCATTCAGGTTTTAATATAAATTTATTCATAAGTGTATTATTATTTATCCAAATCATTAAATCAGCAATTTCTAAATATATTACAACATATTCGAAACTTTCATCATACCAATCAAAACCAACTTCATTCATAAATGTTTTGTAGTATTTAAATTTAGTAATATCTTGTAACCATTTTTTAACTAATGGAGCACCTTTATTTTGAAAACCTTGTATCCAAGTATTTTTAATGATACCTGAATCTATAATAGGATATTGATTATATTCTATACCAAATTTTTTAATATTTAATTTTTCATTTTTTGATACTTTTTCACTAAATTCTGTTAAATGCTCAGATATTAGTAAATTACTTAGTATATAAGATTCTATTTTTAGATTTTTTTTTTCATATTTATATGATACATTCGTAAAATTTAATTCAGGTAACTCATCCATAAAATCAGTTTTATTGTTATCAAAAATTAAATCATTAAATGTATAAGAATAAATTAATTCAATTTTCTTTTTTGTTCTTAATTGTAAATCAATAGCACCCATTAGAGAAATTAATTTGTTTGCAAAATCTCCATTTGGAAAAATAATAATATCTTTATCCATATATTATTATTACATATAAAAAATAAATAATTAATTTTCTAAAATACTTACATCAACATCATCATCTACAACAGTTAATCTTTCCATAATTTTTTCTCTTTTTTTGATAACTTCCTCTATATTTTGTTGCGATGATTCTTCGTTGTTAGAAGATGCTTTAGCACCACCAGCCATTAAAGCAGTAGCTGTAAATTCAAATGATAAATACTTATATGAATAATATATTATCATTATTATTATATAACTAATTAACAATGCGACAATAGATTTAGTCATTAAACTTGTATCATTTGTTATTTCTTCATCATCATCTACAATTTTATTCCTTTCATTAAAATAATAGACTATACTAATTAATAGTGCTACAATAAATGAAAATATGTATGGCTCATAAATAATATTTAAATTCATATTTTTTAATAATATTTTAAAATATTATATTAAACTAATTCAATAGGATTACTATCTTCATCATCTGATGAATTGTAATCTACATTAATATTATTTTTTGAAATATTTTTATTATCATCATCATCTAAATAACTTTCGCTAGTGTAATTATAATTAGCTAAATTCTCATCATATTTTTTCTGATAAAATGAATTATTTATTTTATTAGTACCTAATAATCTTTTTTTTATAAAATTTCTTTGATTTATTTTTCTAATATTTGAATTTACATTTATTAAATTACTTGAATCATTTGTTGAAATTGGATTTGTAAAATCTTCAATATCTCTTTCAACTGGTGATGAAATATTCATTTTTTCAATTTTTTCAACATTATCAATTTTTTTTACAATATGATTCTTATTTAAATTAATTTCCTTTAAATTACTTTGATTATTCAATCCCCCAAATAATTTTGGTTGAAGGTCATCATTATTATTTTCAATATTTATAATATTACTTTGTTGATTTTCAATATTTGTTAAATTATTTTCATCTACTAAATTAATTTCACTTTCATCCAATTTAATAATTTTAGTTTCTTCATTATTTAAATTTATTTCTTCTTGATTATTTTCAGTTTCTACTTCATTATTTTCGTTTTCATTATATTCTTCACTATTATCATTGTCTTCTTCATCATTTTTGTATTCTTGTTCTTCTTCACTATCATCTTGTGCCACTTCATCAATATTGTTTTCTTCACTTTCTTGCTCAAAATCTTGTGTTTCTTCTTCTTCTTCGTTATTAATAATTTGTTTTGATTCTTGAATTACTTGAGGGGGTGAAGTTTCATTTAATAATCCTTGTTTTAAAATATCACGTATTGGTAATAGATCACGTATAGCATTTGAAATTGAATGATTAATAATACTTAAGGATTCTCTTAAATTAGAATGTTTTTCTTTTGGAGTCAAATTTTTACTCATATCAAATATGTATGGGTTTTTATATATTTCTTTAGAACATTCAATATAACATTTATGTATAAAATGTTGTGGTTGAGGTACATTTATTTTAATACTTAGTGATTCATTGCTATTAATTTGGACAGATGTTAATATTTTTGTATTTGTAATAAAAACAGCTTCAATTAAATTTTCAATATAATCACAATTACTTATTTTTTCAATTCTATTATATTCATTTTTAATCATTTCATTATTCCATAAAGGAATATCTTTTATACTCTTTTGAAATAATTTAGTAACACTTGAACTTTGATGGTTCCCTTCAATCATTTCATCGCTTAAAACTTTTAAAATATCATTATATATTGATTTAAAACCTTCGTATAAACGTGGTGATACAATTTGCTGTAATTGATTTGTATATTCTTTTTTAGCCTCAACTAATACAGGTATGGAATTCATTATTTAATTAAAATAAAAATAAATTATTTTTATTACGCATTTTTCTATTATTATAATATAATGGTGAATAATAAAAACAATAATTCAAATAATAATTCAAATAATAATAATTTAAATAATAATTTAAATAACAATTCAAATAATTCAAATAATTCAAATAATTCAAATAATTCAAATAATTCAAATAATTCAAATAATTCAAATAATTCAAATAATTCAAACAATAACAATAATTCAAACAATAACAATAATTCAAACAATAATTCAAATAATAACAATAGTTCGAATAATAATTCAAACAATAATTCAAATAATAACAATAGTTCGAATAATAATTCAAACAATAATTCAAACAATAGTTCAAATAATACAGTAAATTTTAACAATCCATCGAATAATAATATTGAAAAATGTAAAAAAGTAATGTCAAAAGCACCACCGCCATTGAAAATGTTTGACATAAAAACTATTATTGCAGGTGCTGCTGTAATGTATGTACCATGGGTAGTAATATTAATAATTGTATTTATAATTACAATTATTTAAATAAAAAAATAAAAATATTAGATTATTTTAGAATAATGGAAATGGAAAAAGATATTACACAACAAAATGTTTATAATTATGTAAATTATAATTATATTTTATTATTATTATTTTTTATTTTATTAACGATTTATTTTATAATGGTTTTAAAAAAAGCTAACTAAAAAAATATAATGAATCAATTAAATAATTGTGTTAATAATTTATTTAATAATGAAGATTTTAAATCAAAAATAAAAAAAAAAGATATAATAAATCATAATAATTCTGAAAATGCTTGGATATTATTAAATAATAATGTATATTCAATAAAAAATGATGATATTAAATTATTAAATATATTTAAGGATTATTATGCAAAAGATGTAAAAGAATATTTATTAAATAATTTTTCAAATAAAGAAAGAATAATAATATTAGATGACTTAAAAAAAAGAAAAATTGGTATGTTAAAATAATTCTTTCAATTTGGATTTTTTTTCTAATGTAATATTATAAATGGAAAATCAAAAATTAATGAAAATAGTAGCTGTATCAGTTTTATTTTTTATAATTGCATCTCCGTGCACTTATTGTCTAGTTAATTCTTTAACCGGACTTGTTTTAGATAAAAAAGGTTGTCCCACTTACTTAGGTGTTTTAATTCATTCTGTAGTTTTTGGATTATTATTATATGCTATGTGCTCTTTAATGGAAAATAAAGAACATTTTCTTGGTGAGTGTGCATGCCCTGATGGAAAATCAAAAAGCACAGAGTGTTGTCGTGATAATGGTTTTTGATTAAAAATTGTTATCTTCTTTTAATTTTTTTAAATTAATATATTTAGTATCTATTTCATCTGGAAGTAACTCTAGAAAATATTCAAACATAGATAATACTTCATTTTTTTTACTATATAAAATACCTATTCTTATAAAAATTTTTATAAAATTATTTATATCTTCATTTGTTATTTTTATTTCACTATAATATTTAATTGCTTTTTCATAACTCCATATTTCTTTATTATTATTTTTATTAATTTCATTATGTAAATCAATTGTCCATTCAAATATTTTACCATTTTTTAAATTATTTTGCATAATTTTAGTAGGAAAATTAAATCTTCTAATATAATGTATTTTACAATTATTACATGGTATTACATGTTTAAATGATTGAAAAAAATTAATATATTTTTTTGGTTTATTATTATTATTCATTGTTAATTTATGAAAAAATAACCATGTTAATATATTCCATTCATTTATCATATATATATATCAAATAAATTTTTAATTAATTAGTGAATTATAAAATTTTACTAACTTAGGATTCGCTTTTATTTTTGAATAATCAATATCAATTAGACTTAATCCTTCAAGTGTTTTAATTCTTGATAATACTACATAAGCTTGTCCATATTCAAAAATAGATTTACCAATATCTGTTTGTATATATTCCAATGACATTCCTTGTGCTTTATGAATAGTTATTGCCCAAGCATGAATTAATGGTATTTGTTTTTTTGTGACATTATCCTTGTTTTCTTCAAGTTTATAATCTTTTTTTTTAATTTCTAATATTTTACCATTTAGAAACTGTACAATAGGATTATTTGATTCACTAAAGTCAATAATAATTCCTCGAGAACCATTAGCCAGTCCTTCATCAATATTATTAATATTTAACATAACTTGAGAATATTTGGTTAAAATAATTTCATCTTCGACATTATACTGATTATTTATTAATTTAATATAATCATCTTTTACTAAATCATTTATTTTAGAACTAAATACATATTCTGATTTATATTTGACAGTTTTATTTCCATCATTAATCAATTTATTTAGATTTTTATCATTGTATTCTTTTACCATATCTTTTTTGGAAAATAATAATGTTGGAATAATACCATCTTTATTATCTAATTTTCTATTTCTACAACTTTCTAATACATTTTTAACATCATTATCAATTACTCCAATTCTTATTTTATTCAATACATTTTGAAACTCTTCATTCCTTTGTCTAATGATTTTATCAAAGTAAAATATTTTATCTATAGTAATATCCCATGTAAATGATTCAAAACAAAAATCTGTAGATTTTACTGGTGGCAACTGTAGAAAATCACCACTGCATATTATTTGAATACCACCAAAAGGTTTTTTATTTTTTCTTAATCTTTGTGCTATTATATCTAATTTTTGAAATAAATTAGAATTAATCATAGATATTTCATCAATAATTAATACACTTGTATTTTTCCATCTTTCTCTGACTATCTTCTTTTTTTGAATATTTTTTACATAATATTCTATATTTTTTTCTCCTGTACCAATACCAGAATATTGATGTATTGTTGTTCCATTAATTAATAGAGAAGATAAACCAGTACTACTTGTTACATATAATTTATTTTCTTCATTTTCTATATTCTCTTTATAATAATTTACAAATGAATTTATAACATGAGATTTACCAGAACCACCTGGTCCAGTTATAAAAATATTTTTTTTATCTATCATAGCTTTAAATGCATCATTTTGTTTATCATTTAATGAGTTCATTATTCATCATATAACATTATTAGTAAAGACTTAAATCATTTTATTTTTTTTTTTTTAAACTTTTTTTTACTTTTTTGTCACCTATATTATTTATTTCACTTAAATCAATGATTCTATTCATATAAGGTAAAATTTCTTTGTCATGAGTAATAATTATTAAAGTTTTATCAGAACATTTATCATTAATTAATTTAATAACTTTTTTTCTAGTACTAGAATCTAAACCAGCTAATGGTTCATCAAAAATAATAATAAGTGAATTGGCTTCTTCAGATTTTAATATAGTTCTTAAAATAATAACTAACTTCTGCATTCCTCCTGATAATTCATTACCTTGTACTCCAGCATTACCATAAATACCATCTTTTATACCAGAAAATATTTCTAATAATTCATAGTCAGTTAATAATTTTAAAATATATTCACTTTCAGTATTATTACCATATTTAATATTATCCATAACACTTATATCATATAAAATTGTTTTTTGATTAGCATATAATAATTTATTACGTAAATATTTAGTATTGATTTGTTTAATATTTTTATTATCAATATAAATTTCACCATCATATTTATGAAATTTAAGTAATAATTTGGATAATGATGATTTTCCGGAACCACTTCTTCCAATAATAGCAACTTTTTCTTTATTTTTTATGATTAAGTTAATATTTTTTAAAATAATATTATTTTTTTTATACCCAAAATTTAGATTTTTTAATTCAATATTTCCATATAATATTTCTTTTTCTGAATTATTTTGATTTATATTTAGAATATATTTTATGTAATTATTAGATTCAATTGCTATACTATATTGGTATAACCACATAGGAATTATTTTTGTTAAATGAATAAAACTATTAATTAAATATATTAATAAAATAATTTTTATAATTTTATCTTCTTTATTATCACCTTTCATACAAATAAAATATAATGATAATATTGATAAAATGATTGTTATTAAATATAATATATTATTCATAAAATTTTGTTGTATATGAATCTCTTTAATTCCCACATTATAAATATTTTGAAGATTTTTAATTCTTTCTTTTTCTTTTACTTCGTTATTATTTAAATATGTATTCATCAAAGAACTGAATATATCATTTAATTCATTATCAATTTTATAATAATAGTTAGTAATGTATTTTATTTTATTGTAAATATTATTTTTTAATATTAGTACAGTAATTAAAAATAATGTTAGTGCGAATAATATAAATAATCCAATATTTATGTTTAAGTATAAAAATACTATTGATAAAGATATAATAATAACTATATGAGGTAATATATCAACAATAAAATGTAAAATACATTCTCTAAATACATAAGATACTAAATTGATTCTTGATATTGTACTTCCCATTTTTAGTAACTTAAAATTTTCACTATATTTATCTATTAATGATGAAAAAAACAATGTTCTAGGATTGGTAAGTAAATCTGGAATTAAATTTGATTCTAATTTTTGTTTAAAGTGATTAAATATATAAATTATTATATATAAAAACACAATACATTGTAAATAAAACATAGGACTATTTATATTGTTGATTAATTTACCAAAAAAATATGGCATTATAACTGATTCTAATATTACATATATTACAGTTATGGAAATGAATGATAAAATAAATAATTTATTTTTTTTATAATAATTATTCATATAAAGATTAAATAATTCTATCATACTAATTCATTATATTTTTTTTTAAAAAATATTTATAATTTTTTAAAAATGCACTTAAAAATGTCTTATGATTATTTATATGTAAAAATGTTAATACATGAATATTTAGATCAACAAATTGATTTTGAAAAAAAATATGGTAATAATACGTTAGTTTTAATGCAGGTAGGTTCATTTTTTGAATTTTATGGTGTAAATAATACACAAGAAAAAATAGGCAATCCAGAAGAAGTTGCAGAATTATTAAATATACAATTAACAAGAAGAAATAAATCTATATTGGAAAATTCAAGAAATAATTGTTTAATGGCAGGATTCCCATGTCATGCTTTAAAAAGATTTATTAATATATTAGTAGATAGTAATTATACAGTTATATTAATTGAACAAGTAACACCACCACCAAATCCCAAAAGAGAAATTACTCAAATATTTAGTCCTGGAACATATATTGATGAAATATCAAATTATAATCCTAATAATATTATTTCACTTTATTTAAATGAAGAAGTATGTTATAAAACACATAAAATTTTATTTGTGTTTGGTATTTCATCAATTGATTTATCAACAGGTAAAAATTATATATATGAAGAGAGTTTTGGTTATTATGATAAAAATGCGTATTATGAAGAAATATATAGATTTATTGAAATATTTAATCCGAAAGAAATAATAATAACATTTGAAAATTTTAATGAAAAAGGTATTAAGGAAATAAAAAACAAAATTAACACAGAAAATAGATTAACTCATTTTTTAAAATGTGAAACTAAATATAAAAAGAATCAGTATCAAAATAATTTTTTAAAAAAGGTATTTCAAAATGATGGTAAATTATCATGCGTTGAATTTTTAGAATTAGAACGAAAACCAAATGTATTAATAAGTTATTTAATATTACTTGAATTTTCTTATGAACATAATGAGAACATTATTCATAAAATAAAAAAACCTGAATTATGGATTTATGATAAACATTTAATTTTATATCATAATGCTTTATATCAATTAAATATTATTAGCTTAAATAACCATGAAAATCATAGATATAAATCATTATTTCACATTATTGATAAAACATCAACACCTTTAGGAAAAAGATATTTAAAATATTTATTACATAATCCATCTACGGAAATAAATATAATCAATAAAAGATATGAATTAATTGATGAATTTATAGAGAAAGATGGAATAAATAAGACGGAGAAATTATTAAATGAAATAATTGATATTGAAAGAATGCATCGTAAAATGTCGATAGAAAAACTACATCCATATGAATTTTTAAATTTACATTATAGTTATGAAAACATAAATAATATTATTATTGAAATTAAAGATGAAATAAAATTAGAAAATTATTATTTTAGTGAAATGAAATATGAAAAAATGAAAATATATATGAATTATTACAATTCGAATTTAGATATAAATGAATGTGGTAAATACAGTCTTCAAAATATATATGGTTCATTTTTTAAAAAGGGAGTTTATAATGATTTAGATATTATTCAAAATAATATTGATGAAATTTATGATTTTTTTCAACAAAAAATGAAAGAGTTATCAAATTTTATTGAAAAAAATAGTGATTTTGTAAAAATGGAAAATAATGATAGAGATGGATATTTTTTATATACAACACAAAAGAGAAGTAAAATATTATTTGAAAATTTAAATAAAGATAAATCAACAAAAAATGTTTATGAAACAAAGAAATATACTAGTACAAATATAAAAATCATGAGTGAAGAACTTCAAAAAAAGAGTCAATCTTTGGTGTATTACAAAGAAAAAATAAAAAATTTAACAAAAGAAAAGTATTTAGATTTTATAAATAATACATATAAGCAATATAATGAGTTATTTGATGATTTATCTAAATTTGTTATGAATCTTGATTTTATAAAATGTGGAGCAAAATGTGCTTTATTATATAATTATTGTAAGCCAACTATTAATAATAAATATAACAATAAAAGTTATTTTGAAAGTAATAAAATGAGACATCCAATCATTGAAATTATTCAAGAAGATTATGAATATATAACAAATGATATAACAATAAACCCAATTGATAATAAGGGAATTTTATTATATGGTGTTAATGGTGTAGGTAAAAGTAGTTTAAGTAAAGCCATAGGATGTAATTTAATTTTAGCACAGTTAGGATTTTATGTTTCGTGTGAATCATTTGAATATTTTCCCTATAAAAAAATATTTACACGAATAAATGGAGATGATAATATATTTAAGGGTATGTCATCATTTGTGGTAGAAATGGATGAATTGCGTTCAATATTGAAGTATAGTGATAATAATTCGATTGTATTGGGCGATGAAATATGTAAAGGTACAGAAGAAACATCTGCATTATCAATTGTAAGTTCATCAATATTGAGATTTTATAAAAATGATGTAAGTTTTATTATGGCAACACATTTTCATAAATTAATTGAGTTAGAAGAAATTAATAATTTACATGGTATTCATTTTAAGCATTTAAGTATTAGTTATGAAGATGATAAAATAATATATGGACGAAAATTATTAGATGGACCTGGAAATAATAATTATGGAATTGAAATAGCTAATTTTGTGATTGATGATAATGAATTTATTAAAGATGCAAAAAATATAAGAAATAAAATATTAAACTTGGAAAATAAAATATTGGAAAATAAAACATCTAATTATAATAATAAGTTATATGTGGAAAAATGTAGTATTTGTGGAAAAAATGAAAATAATTTGGATACTCATCATATAATTGAACAAAAAGATTTTGATGATAATAATAAATTTAGAAATAAATTATCAAATTTAGTAGTATTATGTAAAACCCATCACGATGAGGTACATCATGGAACATTAAGAATACATGGATATAAAGAAAGTAGTCATGGTAAAATATTAGATTATGAATATGTTGAGAAGAAAAGTAATAAGAAAAAAAAATATGATGATTCTCAAATAAAGATGATTAAACAGTTATATGAGGAGTTAAAAGAACATAAAAATCAAATGTCAATAACAATCAAGGAATTGAAAAAAAATGATATAAATATAAGTAATCAAACATTGAAGAAAATAATAGAAAATAAATATTAATTTTTTTTATTAGTATAATTTAATGAATGAAATAATTAAATATTTTTTAAGAACTCATATTTCTGGAAATAATAAATATAAATTAATTGGGTTAATGTTTTTATCTTCATTTTATTATATATTTGAAACATTTGGATTAATTTTTGTTTTTAGATATTTCATGATTTTAACCAAAAAAAATATTAAAAGCTTTTTAATTATATTATTAAGCTTTTTTATACTTTTTCCAATTATAAATTATACTAAAAATAAGTTAGAATTAAATATTCAAACAGAAAACTTATCAAGTAATAGAATATATTATATAAATTCACTATATGATTATATTGGTGAAAATTTTAAGAATATTAAAATTGGATCTACAATTACTAGAATATTTATGATAACATCACAATGGAATGAGGTATTTATAATATTTTTTAATATTGTATTTCCGATATTTATTATATTATTAACATTATGTTGTATAATGTTTTATATAAATATTAATTATGGATTAATTTTACTTTTATGTTTAATTGTCACAACCATTATAATATATTTTATGTCTAATAATATAATTAAATCAACAATTATTCAAAATGAAGTATATTATGATAATTACGACAAGATAAATAATCAATTAAATAATTTATTAAATACATTAATAAATAATGAACAGAAAAAAGAACAAAATATTAATTATTTTAATTGGACAAATTATAAGGGGAAAGATATAAAAAATAAATCTCATATTATTAATTTGAAGCTATATTTAATTATAAATATGTCTATATTTATTGTATTATTAATATATTTTATTTTAAAAGAGAATAATTTTGATATTAGTAAATTAGAGAATAAGACATTATTAATATTAACAATTTTATATTTTACATCTACATATTTAAAAATTAGTTTTTCTATTGGTGACTTTTTAAGATATATAGGAAAATGTAAAAATAGTATACCATTTTTAAAAAAAATTACAGTAAAAAATAATAAAAAAAATATTAAAAATTTGAAAAAACATGATATAAAAATAAAAAATCTAAATTTTGGTTATAATAATCATTTAATTTTAAAAAATATTAATTTAAATATTAATCATAATTCTAAAACAGCAATAATTGGTAGGTCTGGATATGGTAAATCAACAATATGTAAATTATTATTAAAACTACATAAATACAGTGGAAATATATATATTAATAATATTGATATCCAACATATAAATACTAATTATTTAAGAAGTAAAATAATATATATTAATCAAAAAACAGATATGATTGATACTAATATTTTAGATAATATGAATTATGGTAATAATATAGATGAAAAATATATTATTCAATTATTAAAAAAATATGAATTAGATATAATATTTTCAGGATTAAAAAAAGGTATTTATGAGAATGTAGAATTTAATGGTTCAAATT